GTATGTCACCCGATTCAGGTAGTTATTATGCAAAAGGTGGTAATGGTGGTTCAGGAATAGTAGTAATAAGATATAAATTTCAATAGGTAACATATGACAAGCACAATTAAAGTAAACACAATACAAAATACATGTGGAGCAGACATTATAAAAGAGTCTGGCAACACAATAACTATAGGTGCAAGTGGCGATACAGTTACTCTTGCATCAGGTGCATCGCAAACAGGATTTGGTAGAACAGGAACTGTTAATTGGCAGACAACTCCTAAAACAGGTGACTTTACTGCAGTTAGTGGTGAAGGTTATTTTGTAAATACTACGTCAGGCACTATAACAATGACGATGCCATCTGGTTCAGCAGGTTCAATAGTTTCAATACAAGATTATAATAGAACTTTTGATTCAAATGCTTTCACAATTACTCCTGCAAGTGGACAAAAAATTAATGGTGGTACTACTGATGGTAATTTAATAGTAAATACAGAAGGTCAAGGTATAACCTTTGTTTATGTTGATTCAACAGTGGGTTGGAAAACAGTACAAGATAATGAATTTACTAATATTGGTTCTAATTTTATTGTGGCAACAGGAGGTACAGAAACAGAATCTGGTAATTGCAAAATTCATACTTTTACAGGACCAGGCACTTTCACAGTTAATCAAATATCACCTAGTGCACCTAATAATGTTTTAAGTTATTTAGTAGTAGCTGGAGGTGGTGGTGCTGATGGAGGAAGTGGATCTTCACAAAGTGGTGGTGGTGCTGGAGGCTTCAGAGAATTTAAAAGTCCAGTAACACCATATACAGCTAGTCCTTTAGATGGTAATCCAGGTGGAACATCTATTACAGCAACAGTTGTTGCTTTTCCAATTACAATTGGTGCTGGAGGAGCAGGATTAGAAACTTCTGGAGGAACTCCAACAAATCAAGCTGGAGGAAGTAATTCAATATTTAGTACAGTTACATCTGCAGGAGGAGGTTCAGGAAATCCAGGTGGTAATCCAACAGCAGGAAATCCAGGTGGTTCTGGAGGTGGTGGATCAGCAAATAATCCACCAGCGGCAGCAGGTAGTGGAAACACTCCACCAGTAAGTCCACCACAAGGAAATGATGGTGGCAATGCTACTCCAGCTTTAGTTCCAGGTCAAAGAGCAGGTGGAGGCGGAGGTGGTGCTGGAGGTGCAGGTGGTCAAGGTCAAAATCCAAAGGTAGCTGGTGCTGGAGGTGTAGGTGTTCCTACATCTATAACAGGTTCTGCTCTTTCTTATGCAGGTGGTGGCGGTGGAGGTAATCAAGGTCCTGGTGGTTCTGGAGGTGCAGCAAGTCCTTGCGGCACAGGTGGAGTTGGAAGAATAGGAGGTGCAAGTCCTGGAGTAGGTGGATCAGGTACAGCCAATAGAGGTGGAGGTGCTGGAGCTGGTAATGCCTGTGGAGCAGGAGGTTCTGGTGGTTCAGGTGTAGTAATAATAAGATACAAATTTCAATAGGTAAATTATGAGTGAATTAAAAGTAAATAAAATTAGTCCAAAAACAGCATGCGGAACAACTACACTTGGAGATAGTGGAGATACGTTTACTATTCCAGCTGGTGTAACAATAACAAATAATGGGACACAGACAGGTTTTGGTAGAACTGGAACAGTAGATTGGCAAACATCAATTAAAACAGCAGCTGCTTTTACAGCGGTAAATGGTGAGGGTTATTTTGTAGATACTTCATCTAATGCTATTACTGTAACTTTACCAGCAGGGACTGCTGGATCAATAGTTGCTTTTAGAGATTATGCAAGTAATTTTAACACCAATGCTTTAACTATTGCAGCAAATGGTTCACAAAAAATTGAAAACAGCACAAATGATTTTATAAGTTCTATAAATGGAGAATCATTTACTCTAGTTTATGCAGATGATACCAAAGGCTGGTTAGTTATTAATGATGCAAATAAAGATGCAGGTTTTTCAGCTGGATTTATAGTAGCAACTGGCGGAACAATTACAACAGTATGTACAAATTATAAAGTTCACACATTTACAGGCCCTGGAACATTTTGTGTTTCATCGGGTGGTGGTCCACAAGCTCTTGCTGGTTATGTAGTAGTTGCAGGTGGAGGTGCATCTCCTGATACACACAGTTCAGGTTCAGGTGCAGGTGGTTTTAGAGAAGCAAAATCAGATCCTGTCACTGGTCCTTACACTGGTAGTCCTCTTGCCTCTAGCACTACGATACAATATGGGGTGGGTGCATTTCCAGTCACAGTAGGTGCTGGTGGTTCGCATAGCTCAGGTTGTTGTGGTGGTGGTCCAGGATCAAATTCAATTTTAAGTTATTCAGGCTCATCAATTACTTCTGCTGGTGGTGGAAGAGGTAGAAATAATGCTACAGGAGAAGCAGGAGGTTCAGGCGGTGGTGGAGGATCTTCAGGTAATCCAACAGTTTTACCAGGAGCTGCAGGAAATACTCCTCCAGTAAGTCCATCACAAGGAAATCCAGGAGGCACAGGAGGTGGTGGTCCAGGTGCACAAGGAGATGTAACTGGTGGCGGTGGTGGAGCTACTGAAGCAGGTGTAAATGGCAATGCTCCAGGAACAGCGTCAGGTAGAGGTGGTGCAGGAACAACATCAAGTATTACAGCATCATCAGTTGCTTATGCTGGTGGCGGAGGTGGAGGTGGAAGACCACCAAACAGCACTTGTAACGGTGCAGCGAGTCCGTGTGGCACAGGTGGATTAGCAAACGCAGGAGATAATGCTTCACAACCAACAAGAAATGGTATAACAAACAGAGGTGGTGGTGGTGCTGGTGGAGTATCTGGTGGTACTTGTGCAGGTAATGGTGGTTCAGGAATAGTAATAATAAGATATAAATTTCAATAATAAATAAATAGGAGAAAACAAACATGGCACATTTTGCAAAACTAGGAGCTAACGGTAAAGTTATTCAAGTGCTAACGCTTGATAACAAAGACATGCTTAATGCTGATGGTATTGAAGATGAAGCTGTTGGTCAACAGTATTTGGAAAGGCACAATAACTGGCCTGCACAAATGTGGATCCAGACTTCTTACAATACATCAGGAAATAAACATAATTCAGGTGATGACTCTAAAGCATTTAGAGGAAATTACGCTGGTATAGGGTATTCTTGGGATGAAGATAATAATATCTTTTGGCCTAAAAAACCGTATGCATCCTGGGTAAAAGATACTTCAACTGCAAGTTGGAAATCACCAATAGGTGATGCACCAGCATTAACTGCAGAGCAAGAAACACAAAATGAAGCTGGCACTCATAGATGGAATTATTCTTGGAATGAAGATAATCAATCTTGGGATTTAGCAGATTTAAACGCATAATAAAATATACCTCTCAAAAACATTGACTTTTTATAATAGGAGTGTATAATAGATAGGTATATGAATAAAAATACATTGTCGGAAATAGCATTGTATCATGGTGACATTGCTATGCCAAAAAATTTTGAAATAGATCGAGATAAATTAAGCACGGACATTTTACAATCTGATATTACAGATTCACCTTTTCCATTTTCAAGAAACTGGGATATGCTTAATACTTATATGAGAGATCATTTTAATCTTAACTATGGACGAAATTTAATAAATAAATCTACTTGGGGTAATATTTATAAACCAAATGAAATAAGTATTCCATTACTAAATATTGATCCAGTAGATCTTAGAAACTCACCAGACTTTACTTTTCTTTACGGAGTTAAAGTTAATAGTTGTAATGTTAGAATACATTATGAAGATAACAGACGTAAGGGTAGAAGCTGGGATATTGAATTAGAAAATAATAAATTTATTATGTTTCCCTCAACATGTATGTATTATATAACAAATACACAAAGGGATAGTTTGAATTTTATTCAAACGATAACATATGAATATATCTAATTACTATTGGTATTTTAAATCTGCATTAACACCTAAATTCTGTGATGATGTAATACAATATGCATTACAACAAAAAGAAGTTATGGCTAGAACAGGTGGATATGGTGATAAAAAATTAAATAAACAAGAAGTATTAGATTTAAAAAGAAAAAGAAACTCTGATCTAGTTTGGTTAAATGATACTTGGATATATAAAGAACTACACCCATATGTGCACGAAGCAAATGCAAAAGCTGGTTGGAATTTTCAATGGGAAAGATCAGAATCTTGTCAGTTTACAAAATATAAATTAAATCAATATTATGACTGGCACTGTGATAGTTGGGATAAACCTTATGATAAACCAGGTACACCTGATCATGGTTGTATTAGAAAATTATCTATGACTTGCCAGTTAACAGATGGATCAGAATATAAAGGTGGAGAATTAGAATTTGATTTTAGAAATTATGATCCACACATGAGAGATGAATCAAAACACAGAATACAATGTAAAGAAATTTTATCCAAAGGATCAATAATAATATTTCCCTCGTTCGTTTGGCATAGAGTAAAACCCGTAACATCAGGTACACGATACTCATTAGTCGTATGGAATATAGGGAGGCCGTTTAGATAATGTATATAAATAATTATTTTAGCACAACTATTTGGAGTGAAGAAAAACCAGAGTTTGTTAAATCGTTAAATAAAGCTAGCAATAAATATGTTAAAGAAGCTAGAAATAGAGAAAAAAAATATATAAAAGAATATGGTGATTTTGGAAGATCATATCATTCAACACCACTAACAGCTGATAATGATTTCTTAGATTTTAGAAATTATATTGGTCAAAAATCTTGGGAATATTTAGATCATCAAGGTTATGATATGTCACAATATCAAACTATGTTTAGTGAGTTATGGGTCCAAGAGTTTGCTAAAAAAGGTGGTGGACATCACTCTGCACATATACACTGGAATCAACATGTATCAGGTTTTTATTTTTTAAAGTGTAGTGATAAAACTTCTTATCCTGTATTTCATGAACCAAAGACTGGTGCAAGATGTACAAAATTAAAAATGAAACCAGATTTAAAAGGTGTATGGAATGGCCATGAACAATTTCATATAAGACCTAAACCAGGAACATTAATTATATTTCCAGGTTATTTAGAACATGAGTATGCTGTTGATCATGGTATAGAACCATTTAGATTTATACATTGGAATATTACAGCTATTCCAAAAGAGATGGCAAAAGATGCATAATATAAATTATGAAATAGAGCCTGAATTTAAAATAGAATTTTTTAAAATTAAATGTGTGGATTTTAAAAATAAAAAGAAAAAATTAAAAAAAGTTTTATCTAAATATCCTGAAATATTGCAAAATAATTTTTATAGCAATAGAAATAAATGTAATATTAATACAGAATTTTTAGATATATTTAAAGATGAATTTAAATTAATCTCTACAAAACATAATTCTAAAATAAAATTACAAAGAACTTGGTCAGTTATATATAGTAAAGGGCATTATCATGTTCCTCATAATCATGGTTCAAAAGGTTATTGTGGTATTTTATATTTAGATATGAATGAAAAGTTGCCATTAACAACTTATATACAGCCTTGGCAAACAGAAGAAGATACTACAAGATTGTATAAACCAAAAGTTGTAGAAGGTGATATTATGATTGTACCACAGTTTTTACATCATTATAGTGAACCTAATACTACAAATTATAAAAAAAGAATAGTATCATTTGATTTTATATGAGTTTTAAAAAAAATAAATACACAGTTATTCGTCAAGCAATATCAAAAGATTTAGCAGCATTTATCGCAAATTATTTTAGTATGCAAAAACAAGTATATGATACATGTAGGCAGGCAAGATATTTTTCACCTTTTGAAAATATACTTGGATATTACGAAGAGCCTAATGGGCAGATACCAAATACATATTCTCAATATGCAAATATGGCTATGGAAACATTACTACTTAAATGTCAACCAGGTATGGAAAAAGCAACAAGATTAAAATTATATCCTGCTTATACTTATGCAAGAATTTATAAAAAAGGAGATGAATTAAAAAGACATAAAGACAGGTTTAGTTGTGAGATATCTACTACTATGAATCTAGGTGGAGATGACTGGCCAATATATTTAAGCCCAAATGAAAATGTTGGTATACCAGATGGTAAAAATATTACAGTAGCTAGCAAAGCAAAAGGAGTTAAAGTAGATTTAAAACCAGGAGATATGTTAGTTTACTCTGGTTGTGAATTAGAACATTGGAGAGAAAAATTTAAAGGTAAAGAATGTATACAAGTATTTTTACATTACAATAATCGTAAAACTAAAGGATCACGAGATAACATATTTGATAAAAGACCACACTTAGGATTACCATCTTGGTTTAAAAGATAATGGCAAGAATAAAATTCCTCAATTTTACACCAAGACCTAAACCAAAAAAAAGACCAAGAAGACATAAAAAAAGATTAAACAAATCAGAAAAAAGAATGCAAAAAAAATATAATCGACAGGGGAGATAATGGCAACACCAGACGAAGTACAATTACAAAAAGGTGCACTAACTACTGCTCAGAAAGAGCAAACAGGAAGTGCAAAAGCTGTATCATTAATTGA